CACCGGTTAAATCTAAACCTGCTAAAGAATTTTGGATAGCGCTCCCCATATTCCAATTAATAATAGACATCTTAGCATCATGCTCAGCCTTTTTCATTGCCCTATCCTGCAATAATCTTCTCTCTGCAAAAGCCTTGTCAATAGCGTTGCCGGTTAGCTGCTGGTCTTTCATACCCCCACCTTTCCATTCATTCTCTTTTGCCCAAAAATCGTAATTATAATTTGCCATTAATTAAATATTTATTTAGTTATAGTACTATTTAGGTCCCTTTACCAATAATTCCCGCAGGACCTCCGAAAGCAGAAACAGCAGCATCAGCCAGCCCAGCTATACCGCCTATAAGATCAGATTTAGCTTGTGCTCTTGCAGCATCAGCAGCATTTTTTCTTGCCATTGCTCTACCAGTTTTATCTTGTATTTTATTCCATTTAAATTGTTGTTGTTGATCCTGAGCAGCTCTTGCCATTTGTTCAGCTTTGAATTGTGAGTCGGCCATATCTCTTGCTGCTTGATTTTGTGCATTCATGCCAGCCATAGCAAAAGAATTATCTGCTCCCCATTGTGCTTGTTGGAAAGCATTTTGAGAACCCACATTAAATTGACTTAATTGATTTTCCGCGCCAAATTGAGATAATGCAAATTGATTTTGGGCTTGAGCGCCAAACATAGCGGCTTGATTTTGAGCTTGAGCGCCAAACCGAGCGGCCTGATTTTGTGCATCAACATTGAATTGTTGTTGACCTAAATCAAATTTAGATGCCATATTTTCTTGAGCTAATTGAGATCGTTGTAATTCAGATTCCCCTTGAGCTCTTAATAATTCATTTTTTTTAACTTGTTTATCAATATCAGCCGCAATACCAGCTTTTGATTTTGCAGCAGCAGCCGCTAAAGCTGTTGCCCCACCAGCCCCTGTTCCTGCTTGTGCTGCTAGATCTTGAGAAGCTGCTAAAGACTGATCAGCCTCTCTAGCCGCCATTTCCGCACCTGCGGTAGAAACCTGGAGATTGTTCATTGTATTAGTAAGCCCGGTATCTGCACCTCTCATTAAACCTGCTACATTAGTACCAGCTGCATTATAACCTTGAGCTTGATAACCCTGTGCGTCGGCTAATTGACCTAATTTTGCTTGACCCGCTTGGCCTAAAGTTCCTGCTTGAGCTCGTTCAACATCATATTGCATCCCTTTCATTCCTTCCCAATTATTCGCCCAATTAAACGCGTCTTGAGTAGCCAATGCAGCATCTAATCCTTGTCCAGCCTTTTTTTGTTCTCGGCGCCTTGCTTTGCCTCCAAAAAGTGATGCAACGCCTTTTACTACTGATCCCATATTAATATTTCATTATTAATTCATATGACGGGGTTTCATCTTGATAATACCCCTTTTCTTTATATTTTTCTAATAACATCCCGGGTTTAGCCCATGCAAAAGCATATTTATAACCCATATCTTCCGCGAAGTCTGTTGTAAAATTTATTAAAAGTTGCAATGCATCACTTCTGTCCGTATCGCGATAAGATTTATCACTTATTATTACAGCTGGAATTGCAGTTTTACTATTGGTCATCCAAAGCCACATAGCTGCAATAGGATCTTCCCCTTTACATACCATGAAACCTCCTAACCCTTTTCTTTTATCTTCTTGATCTTTTCCAACCCCAAAGGCGCCAGGTAAAAAATCTTTTGGCCACACTGGGGTATTGTATGCTTCCCACCAACTAGGTAAAAATTCCCAATCAGATTCAAGCAACTTTCTTACTTGTAATTTCATATAATTTAATTTGATGAGTTGACAGCTTCCGCATTTAAAGCAAAAAGCTCTTTTTTAGTGCTAGCGTTTGCTAGAGGTAAAGTTAATTTAATTATTGCAAAGGCACCTTTAATTCCGCTTACAATTTTATTACCGTTAGCTTGTGCAGCACCATTAACTACAATATAGTCTGGTTCTTCCGAAGCAATTGGAGCAAAAAACTTACCTTCTGTCTTTTGAAAAGGAAAATCAACTAAATTTGGCATATTAATTTTGGTTTATTGTTATTACATGATTAGCTAACGCAGGTGTAATTCTTGTATTAGCACAAGAAACTGTTACAGTTGCGGATCTACTAGAACCTGTTGTATTGTCCTCTGCACTAATTGTAAATTGCCCATTTGGCTCTATTGCTGCCGACCCAGCCGCACTATTAATTAATATCCAGCTTTGTCCAGATTGTGGGCTTACAGTAATATCTACATTGGATTTTTCTGCGGCATCGTCCCCTAATACTAATGGGGTAGCCCCAGTTGTAGCAAAGGCAGGCGGATTAGATGGTAAAGTACCTAAAGCAGCCGTTTCTTCAGCATTAGTTGTTGGATTTAATGTAGTAGTAGCTATAGTATTTGCAGAAATAGCCGGTAAGATGATTGTGGCTGTTAATATACCATCTTGATTAGATAAAGCCTTATTAATTGTGGTACTACCCACACTAGATGTGACTGCATAGCTATCTAAAAATAAAACTTTAGTATCGTTGGTAACAGTCCATGTAATAGTAGCAGTTCTTCTAGCTTCTGCATCGTAAGGATACGTATCATAAGCTGTACCAGGTGTTGTGCCTGACGGTGTTGCTAAAACCCCTAAAGTGGTGCCTGTTAAAGCAGCCCATGTTAATGTAGGTTTTACTATAGCTGTTCCCGTGGCAGTAATATTTCCAGATGTAGCAGTACTAGGGACTACACATGTAATAGAGTAATTTAAATTTTCATTACTTCTAGTTGAAGTAGTTACAAATCCCCCAGTTGGTTCTGTAGAAGATGGCATACCACTAGTGCCAATAATCATATTACTAGTTGTATCATTAATATAATAACCATTTTGAGCTACAGTGGCAAAAGCAATATTATTATTTCCTGCAGTAGTAAAAGTATTTACAGCAGGAGTAATTGCTGCATTTGAAACAGTATCAAAAATATTAACCGTTAATAACGCAACAGTAAATGCTAATGATGCTCCTGACCCTCCAATATCTAATGTTTGTATACTATTAGCACTCCCAACAGTATGACTCACTAAAAATACTAATTGATTATCATTAGTAATAGCAGTAGGGGATGTTATAGTTAATGTACTTCCCGCTGCTTGTGTTAACGTTACATCTGTTGCCGCAGTAAATTGATAAGTTGAACTAATAGGGGTTACAAAAATAACCCACTGCGCTATATCCCCAGTTTTACCAATAAATGTATTAGTGCCTGTAAATGTTGAATTAGCTGCATTAGGAGGGTTTGTTGGTCTATTTAATTGTAAAGTAGTACTATAGTTGGTTGATAACGTAGGCACCGTTCCTATAGCGTTTAGATCAGTCTTAACAAATGTTAAATCCCAACCCTCATCACCCTCATAACTTAAACTGTTAAATTGTTTAACGGCAGATGCGGCATCATTAAAAATCGGCACTACATAAGAATCGGTAGTTCCTGTATTATAAAAGTTATTATATGTAACATTAGGGCTATTATGTTCCCATAATTTTCCATTACTAAAAGTATAATAAACATTATTAAGAGATAACCCATTCTCTTGCTTAAAAGAAGTAAAACTAGTCCATCCATTAGAACGATCATCAAATGTTATAGTAATATAACCCTCGTTCGCTGTAGAAACATTTGTATCTTCTAAACCAGTGTAACCTTCTCCTATAATAGTTAAAGTATATAATCTACTAAATTCATCATAAGAACCAACAATTTCAGTTGCTGTTTTTAAAACATCTCTAAAGAAATCACCCATTCCCGCTTGAGATATTTCTTGAATACCATTATTAGATAATCGTAGAACTGCCCCTCTATTTCTATCGGTAAAATACCGAGAAAACCCATAAGAGGCAAAAGATAATGGGTTATCTGCTATTCCGAATTGTCCAGCATATGGCGCAATAGTACCTAAATATTGTGTATTACTAGTTACAGGCACAGCACCGCCTTCTGCTGAATAAATAAAATCTTTATCAATTGGAGATCTAGAAACTTTATCTTCTTGAAAAATTATTACTTGTGTGTCGTCGGCAAATAACTTTTGAACTGATCCGTTTTGTGGATCCAATGAAACAGTTAAGCCTCCTTCAGCTTCATTAAATTGATTAATATAATTTATGCCTACTCGAGAATTAAATAATCCACTTGAATGAATAAGTGTATTAAACCTTCTTTCTTCAGCAAAATTTTCTTGGACTACGTAAGCCCTAACCCCAATATCAAAGTAAGGTTCATTATAACCAGCCCTAATTCTATTTAATTCTAAATGGTCATCGCCTACTCCCCCTGGATCAAAAGTAATTAAATAACAATTAAAAAAATCTATATCTATAGCAGTTGCAGGTATTTGATTAGTAGAATCATTAATCCAAGCTAATCCACCAGTAGAAGTTTCATAAAATATATCTAAATCTGACTCTACAGGTTCAGTTTCATAAACGCATAAACCTGCTGATATTGCTGTTCCGCTATTATCAATAGTAGTTACATTACCTGTCCCTGAAGGATTATTGATAGATTGAACCGATGTAAGATTACTATTAGGTGCAGTATATACATTTCCCCCATTTACATATTTTGGATATACAGATACATTACAAGGCGAAATTGTAGCTGCCGTACTTGGTGGTATTACCGCTGTTTGATCCCTAGGAATTTTATTAATACTATCTCCTAATCTAGCGATTTGATTAGCACTAGAAATAACAGATATCCAATTATAATATTCTTGTTCTCTTTGCTTAACTACTACTCTATAAGAATATGCCCATTTAGGCACTTGAGTAGGATCATTAAAAGTTACTCTTAATGCATTAAATGCTGTAGTAGTATCTGCATTACCATAACCTGGATCAATATATACTGTATCTAAACCTGTGCTAGATAAAATTACAGGAGATTGACGCCCAAATTTATCTGCCAATACAATACCCACTTGATAAGTTCTACGAGATTTTAAAGACATATACTCTAACTGTGGATGTCTTGCATCTGAATCACCAGTGTTTGTTACTGTAAAACTAATATTTGGTATATTATAATTTTGTAAAAAGTTTCCATAAACTAATCTACCTCCAGCTACTTCCTGTGATAATGCTACCCTAGGAACAGCATCATACACTCTAGTTAATTGATCAGGGGGTAAAGTTCTAAATGGATCTTGTGATTCATAAAAAAAGTTTACAAATGCCTCTGTAGTAACTTCTTTATCATCAACGACATACAAAGTAGATGAATTAGATTCTTTATAGACTAGTTCTACATTAGTAATACCAAAACCCGTAGGGGTAGGCACTTGCAGTTGTGCAGCTTTAATAGCATTGACAAAAGTTTCAATTTCTCCAAAATCACTTAATCCAACACTAATTGTGTCTACTTCCGATAATCTAGAAAAAATTATAGGGGTAAAAGGAGCTAAAACACTATATTCTCCGTCTTCAAATTTCCAACGATATGAAAATCTAATAAGTTTATTTTGTAAAAAATTAGAAGTAATAGTATTTCCCGCTTGATCTGTAGTACCTATATTAACTACTGTTGCCGCTTCATATGGTGTAAATTTACAAACTGAAAGTAAGTTATCTATATCTGCCGAACTTGTATAATAAGTATTATCACTTCTGGCTTTTTCAACATTAATTTTTCGCGGAGCATTTCTATTATCTGTCCAAAATAATAAATCATCAACAAAATTTATTCCCGAAATAGGGTAATTTTGATGAAAATTTAATTGATTAGTATAAACTAAAGTGGTTAATTGCTTAGATTTTTGATCATATTCATATATTCCATGTCTCCTATTTGTAGGGTTAGTTTCATCATAAATTTTATTATCTGTTACAAAAAAATAAATACATTCTGTACCATTATCTTTATGAGCGCCTATACATTTTGCATCTGCTAACCCAGCAAATTGTGAAGGAGAAGCTACAGACTCATTACCTAATAGATTTTCAATAGCCCCAACATCCGATCCTTCTGACTGACCGATATTAATATTTAAAGCCTCTCTATATTGTCCAGGAGGTACTAATCTATCATCTAAATCTCGGTTCATTTTACCGACATTAAATGCTCTTTTTATTTCTGGCATAAAATCTTATTAATGTTTAATCCACTTAGCTTTATTACGGAATATCTGAGCCATTTCTTCAACTTTCATATTAGAAATTCTAATTTTAGCATTACGCATTTTAGCAAAAGCTTCTTTTTTATACAAAGCAGATGCCCCAGCGGCAGAGGGTCTAATTTTAGATAAATTATAAAGTATGGTAGCCATTACAGCTTCTTCTGCCATTTTAGGAACATATACATTATCAAAATTTCCATTATCTCCTAATCCATCAGATATATAATTTAATGTAATATAGGTATCTTTTTTAATAGTTGCATCAAAATATATTTGGCCAGCATTTAAATCTATTAAGCATGTACCATTAACATTTTGAAATTGTGGCGTTAGCCCATATCGTCTTCCATAATATCCAAAATCATCTTCATAAAAATAGCCATAATAATAACTATTAGCCCTTTCTGTTTCTGCTTTACTTCCTTGTTTTTGAAATTTATCTATAGTATCAGATGTTTCTGCATAAATCAAATTACCTTCCTGATCGTAAAGATATTTATAATTATCATCTTGAGCAATGCCTTTATTAGCGTGAGATACTGTACTAGGTAAAATTGTACGCTGAACACCTCCACTATCAGTATATTGCACACTAATATAATTTACATAATCAGAAGGTAAAGACATTTGCCTTAATGAGCTAAGTTGAATTTCTATTGAATTTTCAGAGTGAAATATATCATAACTAAATTCTTGTACCGCACGTTGAGCCCAAAATGCTACTTCATAACGAGGAACTTTAGTTAAAACCTTACCATCTCCAATATAAGCAACAATAAAATTATTTATTACATCGTTAAGATTTGTTCTTCTATAATATCCTGGTACAGCTAATCCTGTGCCTCCATCTAATGCGGAGTAATTATCTACGTCTAAAGGTTTTCTTGATATTGCCATTATTGTTCAGTTGCTGCGTTTTGTTGTTCTTTAGTTTGTGAGAATCCTGTTACGTCTCCTTGTTTTATTACAACACCTGCATATGTTAATATTCTTATAACTAAATTATTTTCTTCTGAAGGGTGTAATTCAAAATTATAAGATTTTGCAGGGGTATCATAACTATCAGTTGCAGGATCAAATACAGTAGGATCATAATAAGGTACAGTACCTTGTAATACATAACCCCATTTTGGCCTAATAGGCTTTTTTAAATAATCAGCTTTAACATCTGTAGTTATTGTATCAGGATATACTTTTATACCTAAATCTCCTAATGTATATACAGGTTGTGTTTTAACTGGGTAAGTTAAAGGTGATAGATTTATATATTTAATTTCTTCATGAGAAGCTCTATCAGCTACTTTACCATCTACAGAAATAACCCCTACTCTATATAAATCATCAGGATAAGTAAATATCCCATTAGCTAATGTTAAATCACTGGATTTATAAAATACATTTATTTTTTCAGCTAAATATGTAGTAGGATCTGAAAAATCACTTGAAACAAAAGCATTTAATTCGTAGTTAACATCTTTTGCAAAATAACTAGCAAAAATTTCATTTTGAGCTTGCTCTGCTAGTCTATTAAATTCATCAGGCGTTATATATCCCCTGTTATCTTTATTGGTTATAACGAGTACTGTTTGATATACATTATTTATATTAACCATTTATTTATTTTTACGTTTATTTTGATGGTATAAGGTTAATTTCTCACCTTATACCCAGTAGTTAAGCAAGCTTTTTTGATAAAGATTTCATTAAATCAACGCCATCATCTGTTTTAAAATATTGGGCTAAAGCCCCATATGGGTGTTGATCAAAAGGAACAGTTAATAATTTTTTACCGTTTGCAAATTTAAATACAGTATTATCATCAGTCAGCATTAATATACCTTGTTCTACTGCTCTATTTGCCAAATTCCTTAATCTAATATCCTCGTCTTTAGTAAGTTCTATAAACAATCTTGGATCTTTTTTAGCGAATCTATAAGCATCTCTTTTTAATTCCTTAGAACTTAAAGTGCTTACACTAGAGCCTAATTCTGTTCTCATAATAGCTTCTAAATGTTCAATTTCAAGCTCTTGAACTAATACTAATGCATCTAATTCAAATTCTAATTTATCTACTTCATCCTCAGCTCTTTTTTCCATATCTATTTCTTCCCAAAGATTATCTTTCATAGGGTGATAAATAGATAATAATTTTTGAGTTAATACATTAGTTCTAGGCACATTTAAAATACCATCTTGGAACATTACATGAGTTAAAGAAGTATACCCTTTTTGTTCATCTACAAATAAAGATTTTTGATTAATGGATAATCTAATTTCTCTATTTAATTTTAAATTCTCATCAAACCATAATAATGGTTTTCTGTCAGTATGTTTAGTCTGAATACTATATGAAACTGGAGCATAATTATTTTTAAGAACATAGGTCCTGTCTTTATAAACCCAATCTTTTTCTATCGCAATAGTACTACTTTTTCTTTCTTTTGTTTGTGTTGTCATAATAAAATAATATAAAATAAGAACACGAGGCCCCGAAGGGCCCGTATCCTATAGTTAAAAATTAAGCTTTAAATAATACAAAGTTATTAGCAGCTTGTGTGATAAGACATCTTTCACTTAAATAGTTAATTTTCATCTCATCAATATCAGAAGTTGGAGAACCAGTTCCAACAGATCCTGTAACCCAAGATTTGTTTTTTCTATTCTCAGTTTCTGATGATCTGTATCTAACATGTAAGAATGGTCTCTTAATGTTTTGACCAAGTTGTTGATCATAAACAGTTGAAGTACCTGCAGGAATTAATGCTCCTTCGATATCTCCGAAACCACCTCTTGTTGACCAGTCGTTTAGATATTTCCAGTCAGTTTTGTAGAAGTCATAAGAACCTCTTCTATAACCAGTAAATCCTAAAGTAAGAGCCATATCCTCGCTATTGTTAAATACTCCATAAGAAGTACCTTTAGTAACACCACCACCAGCACCAGGATAGGTACCGTTTTGCATTGCAAGAATATCATCAATTTCTAAAGAAAGTTCTCTATTAAGGAAAAGCATGTTTTCTTCAATAGCACCTTGTTTATCTAATTGTTTAAGTACAGCATCAAAGTCAGTAAGAGCGCCATTACCAGCTCCAGCAGCAGCTTGGCCACCGAATCCAGTATAAACGTTTCCTCTTGCTTCAAGAGCCGCAAAGAACCCTTCAGTACCCCTAGCATTTTGTGCTGCTAAGCTACCTCCAAATGTTCCTAGTGCGATTGGAACAGGAACACCATTAGTTCCCATTTTCACACCTTCTACCATAGACATTTCAAGATAATCTTCCCAACGAAGTCTTGTTTCATGTTCAGATTTTACATACCACAAATACCCATTTGCTCCATTCTCAGAAGTTACTTCAATCCAACCAATCTGAGCTGTGTCAGATCCGCTGATTTGATAATTTTCTTTAAGAATGATAGGCGCATTAGTAAATGTAGCATACCCTGGATCTAATTTCTCAGTAAAGTTTCCTGTACCTTTAGCGAATTCAGAGCCATAAGCAATAGCTGTAACCTCTTGTGCAGCAGTAACGCCACCATGAGATTTGTAAGATTTAATTTGGAATTGTTGTCCTGATACGTTAGTACAAACTCCTTTAATTACTTCTCCAGTTCCACCTACAGCTGTATTAACTGCAGTTTGAACTTGTACCATGATAGTCTGACCTACTCTAAAGTCACATGCTGTGGTAGCTTGAGAACTAACCCCTAAACTAGAAGGTTGATTAGCTGCAGGTACATTAAAGTTAAGTACCCCGCCTGGGTTTGCATTTGCTACAATTGCAGCAGCAGCACCAGCTCCTGGCATAACACCAGCACTTCCTTGTGGAAGACAGTTAGCATATCGTGTGTGTAATCTTCCTTGCTCAGTCCAGATTATTTGATCTGAAGTGGAAGGTAACTCAGCAGATACCATACGAAGGAAAGAACCGATAGATCTGTTTCCATATCTTTCAACTTCTTTTTCGTATACATCTGGTAAGAATTGTTGCGTCCATTGACTAAAGCCTGCGGCTGTAAAGTCAATATAATTTCCGGCGTATAATGCCTTAGTCTGCGATGGTTGTAAAGCAGCTGGCACGCCCGATGTAAAAGCCATATTGTTTTGATTTTAAGTATTAATAATTTATTTCCATTTAATTCGCAACTTGTCTGAAGACGTTCCAGATACAACTCTAATTTTCTCTCCACCTGATGTTACAATAGATGAAGCATCTTGTCGTGGATCCATATTAATATTTTTAGACTTTTTAGCAGCATCACGGATAGCATCGGCACGGCCTTGCTCGTAAAAGTGATTAGCAATTTTATCTGCATTTTGTGCAGTATAGATAGCCTTATGATACCCTCTAGCATCATTAACAGCACCTCCTTTGTCTAAAAATTGGTTTACAAAATTTGAGAGATCTGATTGGAATTCTTTTATTTTTTTTGAATCGTCTACTTTAACTCTATATTTATTTTCTCCGACCTTAAAATCAAAACCTTTGAAATCATCATTGAAAACTTGATTAGTTTTTTCTTTAAACGTTTTTTTTAAATTTTCAGTTTCTCCTTGTTGCTCTTGAAAAACTTTATAATATTCCATTGCTTTAATATACTCTGGATCAATATCTTGGCTTTTTCTTAACTTAAGATCAGCATAATATTGTTCTTTTGCTTTATTAAAATAGTTTTGGGCATTAAAAAGTTCTTCTTTAAAAGCTAATTGTTTAGCTTTTATCTCTGACGGATCATCCGCCTCCTCATCGTAGGCAAAGTTTTTAGTAAATAAAAAATCTACATCATCTGTATCTAGATGAGGTTTTGTTGTTCTGTAGTATTCTCTAAGTAAAGTAGTATTATCCATTTTAGATAGATCTTTATTAAGATTAACATAATCTTCAACAGATCCACCTGTGTCTTCCATAAACTTTACTAGTTTATCTACATTTTCAGGAAGTACTTGTTTAGGTTCTTCCTGTATATTTTCTTGTATTTCTGCTGCAGGAGTTTCTGCAACTTTTTCTACTTTTTTAGTAGATTCTTCATCATCAGTAATTAATTCTAATGGTGAATCCGAAGTGCTATCTTTAGTTTTTTCTAATATTTCTTCCTTGTTTTCAGGGGTTTTTTCTTCCTTATTGGATTCGTCCCGCAATGCCACTTCGGTTTTCTCCCTGCTTTCAGATCCTTTTTCTCCTGTATCTTGCACGCTATCAGTTGTTTCCCCTTGTATGGCATCTTTATTAGACTTAGATTCTTCTTTAGATTTAACTTCTTTTTCTTTAGCTTGAGATGGAGGTTTATCAAGATTAACCTTGTACACCCCATCTTCTTCTTTTATTTTAAACTCCTCAGCTACTTCGCCTTTATCAACTGCATCATTAATTACTGCAGCTTCTTTTTCTTGGGGAGTGTCAATATCAGGATTTATTTCTCCGATATCCTTTACTTCTATTTTTTCTTCTTCCATAATTGTATATAATAAAATAGTTTAAATAATAATTATTTAGGTTCAAATCTTGAAAGATCAAAACCACCTAATACATCATTTCCTTTTGATTCAAATGATTTCATAGGCTTTCCGCTAGTGGGAGGACCCGCTAAGCTTTTAGTAGCCCCTTTAACTTCAGCTGCTTCAATATCTGCTTCATTTTGTTGAGATGCTAATTCTTTTTGGGCTTGTAATTCCATCTCTTTCAATTGTTTATTTAATTCAAATTCAAATTGCATAAGCTCTTTTTTTGTTAAAGCTTCAACTTCTAATTTTTTAATTTCAAACTCGATATCTGCTTGTCTATATTGAATTTTAGATTCTGTTTTAACTTGTTCCGCTTGTGCTTTAGCCTCTTCTATTTGTATTTGAGCTTGCCCTTGAGCCTCAGCTTGAGCAACACTTGCTGCCTCTGCTTGAGCTTGATCAGCTTTTTGTTTAGCCCCTCTTCTGTATTTTAATACTTGATTAGCTAATTTAATATTATTTATTTCTCTAACATCAATAGCATCTTCTAAATTTATACTTCCTTGACTTAAAGCAGTTTGGATATTATTTTCCAGCATTGTTTTTTCCTCTTCATCAGGTTCTAATTCAAGAAATATTCCAAAATCATGTAAATTAAGATTTTTAACCTCTTCTAACGACCCTACTGAAAAAGGGCCTAGAGCACCTATAAAAGCTTCTTTAGAAGGATGAAAATTTAATGCATCTTTAAATCTTAAAGCAATACACTCAGCTAATGTAGCAGTAATAAACATACTTGATTGTAATATATGCCTAGTTGCTACATTACTATTTGCTGCTGCTAATTTTTGAACTCCGACTAAAGAGTTTGGATCTGGATCACTGCCATCACGCGCTTCGTTTAACCCAGTAACATCCCGCATCATCTGAATATACTGATTATATGCTCCAATTAATACTTGTATTTGGCCACCACCACCACCGGGTAATTCTTGAATTGGTACTTTTCCAGGATTAGGATCACCCTCTACTGTCATAGATCTTCCTATAATAGATCCTGTTTGGAAATACATGTTAAGTGCTTCTTGGGGATTATAGCTAGTCCCATTGCCTAAATCAATTTCTGCTAAGCCATCAGCATCTAAATAAACACCTGAGGGTGTCATTCTTTGAATAGCTTGCTGAAGTTTTAAATGAGTTAATTGAATTAAATCTGCATATGGAGTTATTTTAGAAACTAAAGAAGTAATATTCCCTTTATATAATCTTGGGGCACTTACTACATAATTCATTAAAACTTTATTAGTATTAGATTGAGGCCGAACCATATTTTGTGCCTTTTCCCACTTTAATAAAGTATTAGTACCTAACACAAACGCACCTTCATATAACACCTCCCGAGATTGGGCTACTCTTTCAAAACGTGTTCTTTTATCTTTAGGAGGATCAAAAGAATCATCTTTTTCAATAGCTTTTGCAGCGCCAGAGGAGGTTTCTTTTATTTTATATACGTTATGCTCCCATGTTTTCCAATTAAAGTATAAAATAGTAATAGTATTATTATTATCCAGCTCACTCCTATTATTACCCCATCCTACTGTGTTATAATCAGTCCAATTAGATCCTTTTTTAGTTAATTCTTTAATTTCTTTATCATCAAGATTTGGGAATTGTTTTTTTAATTCATTTAATTGGAGTCTTTTTATTTCTCCAAAATAATAACAATCTTGAAAATTAGGGTCTTCAGTGTAAGACCAAATTAGATTAGCAGGATCTACATAATCTAATTTTATACCATCTGTATTGTTAAAAGTATGCTTAACAGCTCCTATACCTAATATTGCAATATCTCTATCTACTCTAGGTTTTAATTCTAAATATCTATTAGTATCTAAAACATTATTAATAGCTTGCTCCTCTGCTATTTCAATACCTTGTTTATAATTTAATTGCATAAACAGTTCTAATTCTTCTGTATTTGCTGGTAACTCTTCTTTAGGTACATTACGAGGGCTTACACCTAATTCTGTTTCAATATCAGCTAAAATTTTTTGGGCATTAAGATCACGTTTTACATTTTCTACAAATTTTGTTCTTTTGCCAGAAGCAATAGGGTCTTGTGCAAAAGCCTTAATAGTAAATAATCTATCTTGCATACCATTGACTATAATATCCACAAATTTAGGGATTATAGGAACAGGTTTCCAATCTAAATTTAAATAAGATAAATCTCCATTTATTGCAAATTCATCTTTATATTTTCTTATTGATTGTTCCCCTCTTGCATATAGTCGTAATCTATGGTAACTTTCTCTAGTCTGCCAAAATCTACCTACACTATTATCCCTATTAAACCATTCTTGCTCAATAGCTCGCGCAACGGATAAACCGTACTTTTCAGATCTTTTAGTAGCATCTGAAACTGCTTGACTTGGAAATTCCGTTGGAATTTGCCCTAATTTTTCTGCCATATTTATTTTATTATCTGACTTCTTGATCCTTTATTAGTGTATTTAGAAAACATAAAATCAAGTTTTTTAACTGTTCTTTTATTATAAGGTTGATACATATGTTTGCGACACGCCATTATAGCTAATCCGCTACTTATAGATGCATCATGTGCCGTTCTACGGGAGATATCAAATCTAGCCCAATCTTCTAAAGTTCTTTGAAAATACATATTTCCATGATTATCCCCAATTCTTCCTACATATTCCTCAATATAAGATTCAATTGCAGATGCATGCGCTTGTTTAATATCTTCTGAACTATTAGGGATTCCCCCTAATTCTAATTCTGTTTTAGATAAATTTGCTCTAGCGCGGTCAGGTCTATTCATTGAATAACCTCTATAACCCCTACGTTTTAAATGATATAATAACCTAGGTTTATTATTTTCTGCAAGTATAGGCATTCCATAAAATATTAATGCCATTAACACATCTTCAAAAAATACTTCAGCAGTTTGAGGGCGTGCTATGTATTCTAAAAAGAATTTAGTGTTAGGTACATCTGGAACCATAGAAAATGTTGTTAGCCCATGCAAAGAGCCATTTGATCCTCCTCCTCCAACAGTACCAGAAATATCATAAGGATCACATCCAAAAGCGCCCAGCGCTTCATTAGCAGGATATTTTATCCCATTTTTTTCTATTATATGATTTTGTAATTCTTTTGGAGGCAACCAAGATACTCTAAATCTTCCATTTTGTGAAGGAGACCAGATAACCTCTGAATCTTTTAAACCTTTTCTCCAAGAAAAATTACCTTTACTTACATGCCCAGCCATAGCCATTTCTTCATTAAAATCTATCTGTTCATATATTTTTGTTAAATTAAATAAAGAATTTAAAGTTTCGTCTCTAAATGCATGTTTTTCAGACCTTGGAAATTGTCTATAATATTCATTTAAAGCATCACTATCTTTTTTTAATCCATCAACCTCATTTTCCCAGTGCGTAATAACCCCGGTGTAAATGGTGCTGCCGTCAATTCCTTCAACCGGTTCTGATGGTGTATCGAATACAGGATACCCATACTTATTGATAAATCCTTCGAACCCCCATTCCATAGGTATGAACAAAGCATATAATCCACTTGTAGTCTGGCCATTGCGATTTCTA